AATAACGGGAAAACCTGGTATCTACCAAGAGATTACTATTTCTGGATTAACTTCTTACCAATATATGACAAAATAAAAAAGAAGTTTGATTTTCCTCAAGTATGGGATGTACAGTTACATATGTCTTTATACGAAGAATTGGCAGAAATACACTTTAAGCATGCTAGTATTACAAAGAAAAGACAGATAGCATCTTCATATTTTCATATGGGAAAATTAATAAACCGTATCTGGTTTGATGAAGGGGTTGTTCTTAAAATAGGTGCTTCATTAAAAGATTATATTAACGGTAGTGGTTCATGGAAATTTTTAGATGAATATAAAACATTTTTGAATTCTAGTACAGCATGGTATAGACCTATGAATCCTGATAAAACTTTATTATGGCAACAAAAAATTGAAGTAACTCAAGGAGGTAGAAAAAAACAAGTAGGTTTAAAAGGTACTATGCAAGGAATGTCTTTTGAGCAATCAGCCACAAAAGGGGTAGGGGGACCTTGTACAATATTCTTCTATGAAGAAGCAGGTATTGCACCTACTATGGATCAAACAGCAGAATACTTATTTCCTGCAATGCAGGCTGGTGATATTACAACAGGATTATTTATTGGTGCAGGATCAGTAGGTAACTTAAAAGATTGTGAACCGCTGAAAGCTATGACTTTATACCCAGAAGACAATTCTATATATCCAGTAGATACAGATCTTATAGATGACAAAGGAACTGTTGGTAAATCAGGTTTATTTATTCCTGAACAATGGGGTATGCCACCACATATTGATAATTACGGTAACTCTCTAGTAGAACAAGCATTATTAGCTCTGGAAGAAAAATTTGCTGACTGGAAGAAAAAATTACGTCCTGAACTTTATCAGTTGAGGATATCTCAGCACCCAAGAAATATAAAAGAAGCTTTTGATTACAGAGAAGAGTCTAAATTCCCTCTTACATTAGTAGGAGACCAAAAGAAAAAAATAGAAGATAAAGAGTATCCTTATGAACTAATTGATTTATCAGAAAGCTTACAAGGAGAGCTTATAGTTAAGAAAACAAATAAAGCACCAATCAGCACGTTTCCTATTAAGCTTAATGAAGAAGATAAAACAGGTTCATTAGTAGTGTGGGAAAGACCTGAACCAAATGCACCTTTTGCTATGTATCTAGCGTCAATTGACCCTGTTTCAGAAGGTAAAACAACTACATCAGAATCATTGTGTTCTATCTATGTGTATAAGACAGGAACAGAAGTAAAACGTTATACAGAAGAGTCAGTACAAACATTTGTAGAGGGTGATAAAATTGTAGCTGCATGGTGTGGTAGATTTGATGATATTAATGAAACACATAAAAGATTAAGACTTATTATTGAATGGTATAATGCATGGACACTTGTTGAAAATAATATATCTTTGTTTATTCAATATATGATTAAAGAACGTAAGCAAAAATATTTAGTACCAAAAAATCAGATGTTGTTTTTAAAAGAAGCTCAATCTAATAAATCAGTATATGCAGAGTACGGATGGAAAAATACTGGTACAATATTTAAAGCGCACTTACTTAATTATCTTATAGAGTATTTAAATGAAGTTGTGGATGAAGATATACAAGAAGATGGTACTATAACTAAAAAGCATTACGGAATAAGAAGAATTCCTGATCCTATGGCAATGGTAGAGATGGAACAATACCGTGACGGAGTCAATGTGGATAGATTAGTATCATTAGCAGCTTTAATTGCATTTGTAAAAATTAGAGAATCAAATTCTGTTAGACCAGTAAGGATTGAAAATGAAATAGAAGGGAACTTGCAAAATTCAGGAAATTTATATAAATTAAGTAGTAGTCCCTTTAGAAATATAGGAAGTAAAAAAGGTTATTCAAAAGGTGTGAAGAAAACACCATTTAAACGCATACGTTGATGAAGATATATAACGCATTAGATTTAAAGAAAGGTGCAAAAGCAGAACATAATAGATTATGGTCTGTTTCACAACCCTTACAGTTTCTTTCAAAAAAAGAAAAAGATGACCAATGGGCATCATGGAATATAGACTGGCTAGAGTGGAACGGTATTAAGCAAATACGCAGAAATGCTAGAAAGCTTATGAAGAACTATAAGCTAGCAGAAGGCATCATTGATAAGAATGATTATTTAGTTGAAGAAGACAATGAGATGAAAGACATTGTCCAACAACTAGCTTCTGATGATGAGAATGATGCATTAGAATTAAAGTTTTATCCTATAATCCCTAATGTTATAAATACACTTGTTGCAGAATTTGCCAAAAGGAATACAAGAGTAAGTTTTAGAGCAGTTGATGAATATACTTATAATGAAATATTAGAACGTAAAAGAAGTGATATTGAAAGTGTATTAGTACAGTATGCAGAAGCAAAGCTTGTAAACAAGATGATTCAAATGGGTGCAGATCCTAATGATCCTGAAATTGCAAAAGTAATGCAGGATGAATTATCACAAGATAAATTAAAACAACTACCAGAGATTCAAGATTTCTATGCTAAAGACTATGAAGTAATTGCTGAAAAATGGGCATCTAAACAACATATTATAGATGAGGAAAGATTTAAAATGGATGAGTTAGAAGAAACAGCATTCCGTGATAAATTAATTACAGATAGAGAGTTTTGGCATTTTAGAATGATGGAAGATGATTATGAAGTTGAACTATGGAATCCTGTTCTTACTTTTTATCATAAATCTCCAGATGCAAGATATATCTCTGATTCTAACTGGGTAGGTAAGATTGAAATGATGACCGCTGCAGATGTTATTGATAAATACGGTTGGATGATGAATGAAGATCAGTTAACATCATTACAACAACATTATCCAATAGGTGCTGCAGGATATCCTATTGCAGGTTATCAAAATGATGGAACTTTCTATGATGCTACAAAATCATATGAGTGGAATACAGGTTCACCATCATTACAGTATAGACAGCTTACTTCAATGAGAGATAATTTTGTTTATAATGGTGATGATATCATAGAATGGGTATTAGGAGAATCAGAAGATTACTTATCTGACGGTGCACCTAATATGTTACGTGTTACAACAGCATACTGGAAATCACAAGTTAAAATAGGACACCTTACTAAAATTGATGATGCAGGTAGAGTTTTTACAGATATTATAACAGAAGATTATGATATAACTGACAAACCTATTTATAATACTACTTTAGTTAAAAATAAAACTAGACAAAATTTAGTATTTGGTGAGCATATAGAGTGGGTGTGGATTAATAATGTATGGGGAGGAGTAAAGATAGGTCCTAACGCTCCTACCTTTTTAGGTATAGAAAACTCAGGAGGAATTAATCCAATTTATTTAGGTATAAATCAAAATAATATTAAACCTCTTAAATTTCAATTTAAAGGTGAGAATACATTATATGGAGCAAAATTACCTGTTGAAGGAAGAGTATTTTCTGATAGAAATACTAGATCACATTCACTTGTAGATGCAATGAAACCTTTCCAGATTGGATACAATATAGTAAATAATCAAATCTCTGATATATTAATTGATGAGATTGGTACAGTTATTATGTTAGATCAAAATACTTTACCTAAACATTCATTAGGTGAAGATTGGGGTAAAGGTAATTTAGCTAAAGCATATGTTGCAATGAAAGATTTCAGCATGTTACCTTTAGACACATCTATTACAAATACAGAGAATGCATTAAACTTTAATCATTTTCAACAACTTGATCTTTCTCAAACTCAACGTTTGATGTCAAGAATTCAGTTATCACAATATTTTAAACAACAAGCATATGAGCAAGTAGGTGTATCATTACCACGTATGGCACAACAGTTAGGTACTAATGTTACTGCTACAGAAGTAGAACAAGTTCAAGCTGGTTCATACGCGCAAACAGAAATGCATTTTGTTGAGCATTGTGATCATTTAATGCCTAGAGTACATCAAATGAGAACTGATCTTGCTCAATGGTATCATTCAACAAAATCATCTATTAGACTTCAGCATATGACTTCATTAGATGAAAGAGTTAATTTTGAAATCAATGGTCAAGATTTAATGCTTAGAGATATCAATGTATATTGTTCTACAAAAGCTAATCATAGACAAATGTTAGAAAGAATGCAACAGTTAGCAGTTCAGAATAATACAACTGGAGCTTCTATATATGATTTAGGAAAAGTAATGCAAGCAGATTCTATGGGTGCTTTAGAAAGTACATTAAAAGCTGTAGAAGAAAAAGCTCAAAGACAAATTCAAGAACAACGTGCTCATGAACAGCAAATGGCTGAGATGCAGATGCAACAAGCTGAAAAAGAAAAAGCAATGGAACTTGATGCTGAAGCTAGAGAAAATGAAAAAGATAGACGTAAGGATATTATGGTTGCTGAGATTAGAGCTGCAGGATACGGTTCTATGCAAGATATAAATCAAAACTTACAGTCTGACTTTAAAGATACTTTAGATGCTTTAAAACAAACTGAATCTTATAAAGAAACAATGTCTATTCAAGCAGATAAGCAAAATTCAAATAGACAACAGCACATGGATAAGATGAATTTGAAGCGTGAAGAAATGATTATGAAACGTGATATGAAAGAAAAAGATTTACAAATAGCGCGTGAAAATAAAAATCAATATGATTTAAAAAGTAAGAAAGATGAAAAAAAATAATTCTATAGCGTTATACTAGAAAATTATTTATTATTTATCTAAATTTTTTAAATATATTATGTTTATTTTTAATAATATTGTAACTATATTATAATAAGTCAGTCATAAACAAAAACCAATGTTATGAATAAAAAAGAAGAAAGTACTAATGTTCAACAAATTGATATTGATATTGATGAATTATTAGGAACAGGGTCAGACTCAATTATGTTAGCTGATGAAACGTCATCAGAAACTAAAGAAAAGAAAAGTGTTTTTTCACCAATGGACCCTGATTTATCGTTCCTTGACAAACCGGAAACTCCGGTTAAAGAAACTAAAGTAGATGATGAAACAAAATCAAATGCTGAAACTACAGATAATGGTCAATTAGAAACTGTGGTTGATGAAAGTGATGATGATGATTTTGATCCATTGGCTATACCTAATGATTCTACTGATGATCAAAATGATAATTCAGAAAATGAAAAGAAAACAGGTAGACCAACGGCATTAGTTACAGCTGCAAAAAAATTAATTGAAAAAGGAATTCTTACACCTTTTGTAAATGATAAAGGTGAAGAAGAGTCTGTTGAAAATTATACAGCTGAAGATTTTGAAGAATTAATTTCACAAAATTTAGATTACAAGTATAATCAAGAATTACCTGAGAAATTTATTCAAGCTTTACCTGATGAATTACAAAGAGCTTATCATTATGTAGCTGAAGGAGGTACAGATTTAAAAGGTATGTTTGCTGCGTTATCAGCTTCTACAGAGATTAAACAATTAGATCCTTCAAAAGAATCTCATCAAAAACAAATCATTAGAAATTACTTAAGTGCTACTAAATATGGTACACCAGAAGAAATTGAAGATGAGTTATACGCATTAGAAGATAGAGGTGATTTAGAAAAGAAAGCTATGCAGTTTAAACCTAAGTTGGATAAAATGCAAGATGAGATTGTAAATCAAAGAATTGCAAGACAACAGGCTGAAACACAACGTAGGCAACAAGCATCACAAATGTATATTGATAGTGTATATTCTACTTTAGAAAAAGGTGAGTTGAATGGATTACAATTAGACAATAAAACTCAGAATATGTTATATTCAGGTTTAGTACAATCTAATCATCCATCAATGAGCGGAAATGGGCATACAAATCTTTTAGGAGCTTTATTAGAAAAATACCAATGGGGTACAGAAAAAGAAGCACCTAGACATGATTTAATTGCTGAAGCATTGTGGTTATTAGCAGATCCTGATGGATATAAAACTAAATTAAGATCAGGTATTGAAAAAGAAACACATGAAAAAACTTTAAGAACTTTAAAAACTACTGAGCAGTCAAATAGAACAGGAAGTAGTTATAACAGTTCTGATAATGAAACAAAAACACCAAGAGGTCATAGCAGAGGTATACCGAAGCAAAGAAAAAACTTCTTTGGAAGATAAATAGTAAATTTTTTAATTAATATATAAAACCTGTTACAAAATGAGTACACCAAGTTTTAACAACGGCTTGTTTTTAAGAGATACTGCGTATCAAGCAAGCTCACACGTTGATTCATATCACTTAGCTAACATGCTAAAGGATGCAGAACCTATGGACATGGGACCAGTAGATATCTGGGCTATGACACAAAAGGTTGAAATGCCTCTTTATCAAATGTCAAGCTTTGGTGGTAAGAATGTAATTGAAGTGGACAATGTCAGAGGTGAGTATAAATGGCAAACTCCTATTTCTCAGGATTTACCATATGTTACTGAAGACGTTGAGCCTAAAAACCTTAGAAAAGGTATTGACGGAACTACGTTCAAAATCAAATTGAACAAGAGAGAGTTTGGTCACGGAGACATCATTACTTATGATAAGTATAACGGTGTCGAGTTAATTGTTTCTTCAGAAGAAGATATCTTACCATTAGGTGATGGATTTATCTACACTGTAAGTTTAGTTAACAATGACTCTTACAAATTCTTAGACAATAAGTTTTTGAAATCTGGAACTAAATTCTTTAGAAAAGGTTCTGCAAGAGGTGAATACGGAGAAAGATTCTCTGATATCACAACTAAGTCTGGTTACAGAGAATTCTACAACTACGTAGGAGGTTCTGAAGCTCACGTACACTATTCAATCTCTTCTAGAGCTGACATGATGATTAAAGGAGGAATGAATGCTGACGGTACAGTTCCTGTAACTGAGATCTGGAGAAACTTTGACAAATCTATGGATCCATCAGTTTCTTCTATTGAAGATATGGTAGGAAGAATGGGTAAAGACTACGTTAAAAGAGCAATTGCTAACGGAGATTTATCTAGAACTTTCTTAACATCATTAGAAGCAGCTCACTTGACTAAAATTGCTACGGATATTGAGACTTACTTAATGTGGGGTCACGGAGGTAGAGTTAGACAAGACGGTCCAGATGATATCAGATTATCTGTAGGTTTATGGAAGCAGTTAGATAACTCTTTCAAAAGAGTATACAACAAGTCTTCTTTCAACTTAGAATTATTTAGAGCTGAGCTTTATAACTTCTACAACGGAAGAGTTGACTTTACTGGTCCAGATCCACAAAGAAAAATTGTAGTTCAAACT